TTAAAGTCTTGGTCTTTAACTACAGATGGTCTTGCAACGGTTGATCCATCAGGTGCAAGTTATATTGTAGGAGATATTTTCACAGCTTGGAGTAATAGAACTGCTGTACAGGTTAAATTTACTACAGTTTCTGGATCAACTCCAGTTACCGGTGATTTAATTTGGTATGGTTCTGCTTTTATCGAAAGTTTAGATATCACTGCTGATATGGAATCTCCAGCAACGTATTCTGTATCTTTTACAGGAACAGGAATATTAACTCAAGGTACTAGCCCAATAGCTTAACACCATAACACCAAAAACACCAAAATATGAGAGGACATTTTGAACTATCACTAAGTGATGGCACTAAGATACCTATGAGGTTTTGTACATGGTCTTTAAAAAGATTCTGTCAACTACAAGGTATTGGACCATCAGATATATCAGAAGCATTATCAGGTAATCAATCTTTAGAAGCGATTACTAACTTGCTTAAATCAGCAGCAGAATATCCATTGTATAGTCAAGGGATAACTCCAAGCTTTACAGACATAGAAGTATGTGACTGGATAGATGATATGGGTGGATTAGGTAGTAAGAAGTTTCAAGATGTTATGGCTGCACTTGCTGAAAGTATGAATAGTGGTGTTGAACAACCTACTAATAAGAAAGCTGCAAAAGACGGTGTAAAAAAAAATTAGAGTGGATTGATATTGAAAGATATACAATGGGGGAGTGCCAAGTGCTTCCCCATTTGTTTTGGGATATGACGATGGCTGAGTTAGATTTTGTTTGGTATGGTTACCGTCATAAAGAAGAACAAGAATGGTTAAAGACTAGATGGCAAACTACTATTTTGCTTAACATACAACTACCAAAAGGTAAAAAGATAAAGCCACATGAGCTTTTACCACTTGACTGTGATAATCGTAACTTTGTAAAACAGAGGGTAATGACACCTGAGGAACTAAAAGAGGTCTTAAAAAAATACGATAATATAAAGAAATAGGATAATGGCAGATAATCAAGTAGACTTAAAATTAAACCTCGATTTTCAAGGGGTTAATGATGCATTATATCAGATGATTGGTCAATTTAATGGTACTGATAAAGAGTTCCAGAAAATTGCTAATAACATACAAAAGAATGCTAAAAGTTTAGAAGCTGCTATAAAGTTATTTGGTCCTGCATCACAACAAGCAGGTGCTGCTGCAAAAAAACTAGAAAAAGATTTTCAATCTTTAGTAGCAAATGGTATTGATCCAGCTAGTGCTAGTTTTAAGAAGATGACATCTTCAATGCCAACAGCTTCTGGATTAGATGCTGCAACAGGTTCATTACGAAAAGGAAATCAGCAATGGGCTAATTTGGCATTAGTTTTACAAGATTTACCTTACGGATTTAGAGGTATTCAAAATAACTTACCTGCATTAGCTGGTGGTTTTGCTAAAATGACTGGACCTATATACTTAGGTATATCTGCTGTTATTGCAGCTATTACTGCATGGGATATGGGTTTATTTAAGCTTAATAAAAATGTTGAAATATCTTCTGATTATGCAAAACAAGCTGGTGAAAATTATGCTAAAGAAATAGTAAAATTAGAAGGATTATACAAAGCTGCAAAAAATGTAAATATTTCTATAGAAGATAGAACAAAGGCATCAAAAACTTTAAAGGAAGAATATCCAGGATTATTAGATAAGTATAGTGAAGAAGAAATAATGTTAGGTAAAGCAGATACAGCTTTTAAAAAATTAACTACAACTTTATGGGCTTACGCTAAAGCTAAGGCTGCTCAATCTACATTAGAAGAAATAGCAGGTAAACAAAATAAGCTTTTAGTTGAAAGAGCTGATTTACTAGATGAATTTAGCAAGAAAAACCTTAAAAGCTTTTCCAGAGAAGCAACTTATACAGAAGATGGTATACGATTAATGTCTGATTATGATCGTGAATTAGATAGGAGAACTAATCTATTAAAGGCTAATGCTAAGGCATATAATGAATTAGAAAAACAAGCTGGTAAATATGTTAAAATACAAGAAGCTAATATTAATGCTGAAACTGACATAAAAGAGTTCCAAACTAAAACTGCTGAACAATTAGAAAGAGAAAGATTAGCTAAAGAGGCTTTAGCAAAAGCAGATAGAGACAGAGCAGAAGCTGCTAAAAAAAGAATATCTGATTTAGCAAAAATTAACAAAGCAGAGAGTGACGCAGTTTTATCTTTAATGGATGAGAAAGATAAAGAATTAAGAATTGTAACTAATAGTTATATAGCTAAAATTAACTTAGCTGCTCAATATGGAGAAGACACTAGCATATTAGAAATAGCTTGGAGAAATGAATTAGCAGCAATAAGAAAAAAATATGATGACAAAGAAATAGAGGAACTTAACAAAAAGAATGAAAAGATTGCTAAAATCTATGAAGATAATAGAAATGGAATAAGAGATGCTATAAGAACTATTAATAATGGTTTTGTAAAAGATAATGTTAAATCAATTAATGACCAAACAAACGCAGAATTAAAGGCTAATAAAGGAAGAAGAAGATCACAAATAAAAGCATTACAAGACGAACGTATAAAACTTGATGAAGAAAGAAATAGAGCTTTAGATACTGGTTCAGATGTAGGACCTGTTGATAAGGCAATAGAAAAAAATATAAATGATTTAAAAGCTTATGCTAATGAATGGCAAGTTACTTCAGATGCTATAAATAACGCAGTAGAATCAATGCTTGAAGGTGGAATTGCTAAATTTGCTGAAAACATAGGAAAGGCTTTAGCTGGTGAAAAAGTTGATTTATTTGGCGGTTTTTTAGCTTTACTAGCTGAGGGTCTTACTACTATTGGTAAAGCATTAATAGCATACGGTGTTGCTATGGATGCATTTAAAAAAGCATTTGCAAATCCTTTTGCAGCAATTGCAGCAGGTGTTGCATTAATTGCTATAGGTTCGTTTATTGGTGCAAAAATTAGTCAAAATGCTAATGGAGGGTCAAAACAATCTAGTCCTAAAAAGTTTGCTAATGGTGGTATTATATCAGGTCCAACTATGGGTCTTATGGGAGAATATCCTGGTGCAAGTCATAACCCTGAGGTTGTAGCTCCTTTAGATAAGCTTAAATCACTAATGGGTAGTGGTGGTAGTACTTTAGAAGCTAGAATAAGTGGTAACGACTTATTAATATTAATGAACAAAGCAGGTAGAACAAATAATAACACTTTCTAATGGCATTTATAAACCCAAAATACGAGATAATATTTGATGATGTGTATGCTGTACCAGATGCAACAAACACCGTCTATAGGGCTCAGATTTACAAAGACGGCTATTCTAGTGCGACCATATATCCTTTAACTGGTTCTAATAGCCCTTTTATCATAGAAACTATAGATACAGAGGGTAATGCTTATACACCAATATTAGCTACAAGAGCTACTTTAAATATAGTAAAGAACGAGTTTCAGCCTAGCACTAATTATGCTAATTTGTTACAAGACTTCTTTACTGCTGATGATAATGACTATATGATAGTTGTTACAAAAGGAACTTACAATGGTTCTTATACATGGGGTAGTGTAATATGGAGAGGGTTTTTTATACCTGTTGATAGTGTGCAATTTTCACCAGTAAATCTTAATAGTTTATCATTAACCTTTGTTGATGGTTTAGCTAGAACTAAAAATAAGAAATACTATTTTAGTATAACAAATGGTATTGGTTTTAATTCTGAGGATCAAGTAAGCTTAAAAGACTTGATTATTGATTGCTTTTCTAAGACTGAATTTACTTTTAATGTTTGGATTAATGAATACTATAAAACAGCAAACACACCTTCAAGGAACATAGAAAATATGTATCTAAAGAAGAATTACTTAATGGAGCAATATGGAGAGTATTTAAACTACTATGACATATTGGAATATATATGTAATAGATTTGGATGGGAATGTTATTATTATGAAGATAAGTGGTATTTGACTGCTTATGGTGCTTTGACTAGGGAAAATAGCATAGCTTACTATGTTTACAATAGTGCAGGAACTTATCAATCTACTCAAACAGTAGATAATACTATTTCAGTTAGCATAGATAGTACAAACAACTTCAAAGAAATTAATAAATCATTATTAGTTAGCTTTAATAGAGCACAAAAGTCATATACTCAGTTTAGTCCAATTTACAATGTAAAGCAACTTGTATCTAATGGTTGGTTTTTATCTTGGTCAGGTGCTAATAATGTGGATGCATGGCTTGAGACAGGTATGGTAGTTACAAAACTTAGTCCTACTAATGGAGGTATATATACTACTGATACTACAACAAATGCAGGTGAAACCAATAGGGCAGTTAGGTCTTTTGGTAATGATGTAAGAGCTGGTGATTATCTAAATGTAAGATGGTTGGATTATAAATTTAACTGTAATGCTAGATATTGGGTAAGAATTATACCTTCCGATAACTCTGCTGCACAATACCTCAATAATAGTGGTGAATTTACTACAACTACAGTATATCTTAATGACTATCCTGTAGAATTTCCTAAGCAAATATTAGTGCCTATTGATGGCTCTATTGACGTTATCATATATAGACCTTTAAGTACTGGTGCAGATCCATTTTTAGAAGTCTATTACTTTTTAGTTCAAAATGTAGGTCCAGTATCACAAATTTATAATTATGATTCTTATAGAGAGATTGGTAGCATAGATTCTCAATTTAAACCAGAACAAGGCGAAAACTATTCTTTAGGATTTATCTATAATGATATATTTAAAAATACAGATTCAGGTGCTAGAGCTGCAAATGAGCCTAAAGATGTAGCAGCTTCTTCTTATGTTGGAATGTACACTACAAGTAACAATAGTGGTTTTGCTAATCAATTTGGTAGAACAACCTCAGGGAGTACAGAATTGTTTACTTTAGTTGCTCAAGATATTGGTATTGATCAAGTAAAAACTCAAACTGTTGTAGAAGGTGAATTTAAAAGTATAGGATATTGGTTGGATAGCAAGTTTACTTATTCTTATGATGGAGTTAACACTTACACATACTTGTTAAAGTCTTTTAAATGGGATTTAAAACAAGCTGTACAAGAATCAGTACTTAAAAAGATTAATTATAACGGAACAACAATAGATATAGATATATTTAAAAACTTAAATACTAGAAAATAATGCCATCAGTAATAAACGGAACTAACATAATTCTTTTTCAATATAATGCTGTAAGTGGTTTAGGAGTGCCTTTTGGTGCTGCTACAAACTGTACTTTTAGCACAAGTGTAGATCAAGTAGAAGTCACTACAACAAACTCAAACTCATTTAAAGAATATTTAGGTTCTCAGATTAATTGGAGTATATCTGCTGATGGATTTATAGCCCTTAGTGATTATTCTTATTTATTCTTACTTACTAAACTTAGAAGCAAAGAACAAATTGCAGTAAAGTTTCAGATAAACAATGACAACGGTGATGGTAGTGGTACTTTAGGTTATAGTGTATTTACAGGTCTTGTAAATATTGTTAGTTTAGATATGACTGGTCCAGTAGAAGGAGCTTCAACATATAGCGTTACTTTACAAGGCACAGGTGCTTACAGCATAACAGGTACTCAAGTTACTCCAGGTGGTGTAGTTGTAATAGGATCAAACGTAGTAATGTTTGATTATACAGCTTCAGGAGGTCAGACTACAGTCACCTTTGCAGGAGCTATAGGATTAAGCTGTGTAACTGTTACAAGAGGTGGTATTGAGGTTAGAAGCATTGCTAGTTCAGGTGCACCAACAGGTGAGAATGTGACGTTTAACTCATCTACAGGAACGCTTACCTTTGCAAGAGCACTAGAATCAGATGAGTTTGTTCGTGCATTATTCAAATAATTAAGATATATATACATGAGTCAACAATTACAAATAACAGGCGGAGCTAAAGTAAGGAACTTAGAAGGTGTATTAACAGGCACAAGTGGTGTAGTTAATGCCTTAGGTATTAACGTACCAAGTGGTATCCCTCAGTTAGATGGTAGTGGTAAGATATTAGTATCTCAATTACCTAATTCTGTAATGGAGTACAAGGGTACTTGGAACGCTGCAACAAACACTCCAACCTTAGCAAACGGAACAGGAAATCAAGGAGATGTTTATTTGTGTAACGTAGCTGGTACAACAGACTTTGGTGCTGGTCCTATTACGTTCTTTGTAGGCGACCAAGTTATTTATTCTGGTGCTATTTGGCAAAGAGCAAGTGGTGCGACAGGAACAGTTACAAGTGTAGCAGTTACAGAAACAGGAGATGCTTTAACAATTACAGGAAGTCCAATTACAACAAGTGGAACAATTAACATAGGCTTTGCTGGAGTAAGTGGTCAATATGTTAACGGAGCAGGTGGATTGACTACATTCCCAACTTTGATATCAAGCATTGGTTTATCTATGCCAAGTGCTTTTAATGTCGCTAATAGTCCTTTAACGGCTAATGGAACGATTGCAGTAACAGGAGCAGGTGTCGCTTCGCAATATATTAGAGGAGATGGTACTTTGGCTAACTTTCCGACATCTGGAGGTGGTGGAAGTTCTGTTTCTTATTATTTAAATGGAAGTATTAATCAAGGTACAATAGGTGGAGTTACTTATTATGAAATGAATAAAGTGCCTGTAATAGGTGCTGGAACTGATTTTTCAAGAGGTAGTAATGGATATATTGCATCTTTTTTAACAGATGCTAATGACCCTGCTTTATTAGAAATCCCAGCTGGTAATTGGAATTTTGAAACATATTTTAATGCTTCAAATGGTGGTGGCAGTCCAAGTTTTTACATTGAATTGTATAAATACGATGGTACTACTTTTACGCTTATTGCTTCTAATAGTGTAACACCTAAACTTATTAATGATGGTGCAAGTATTGAGGCTTACTATAGTGCTTTAGCCGTTCCTCAAACAAGTTTAACATTAACGGATAGATTAGCAGTTCGTATTTATGTAAATGCTTCAGGAAGGACAATTACTTTACATACTGAAAATGGACATTTGTGTCAAGTTATTACTACATTTAGTACAGGCTTAACGGCTTTGAATGGGTTGACTGCACAAGTACAATACTTTGGTACAGGAACAAGTGGAACGGATTTTAATATCGCTTCAAGCGTTGCTACTCATACTTTTAATTTACCTATTGCTTCGGCTATAAATACAGGAAAGTTAAGTGCATCGGATTGGTCGGTATTTAATTCTAAAGAACCTGCTATTACTGCAGGTACTACTGCACAATATTATAGAGGCGATAAAACTTTTCAAACTTTAAATACAACGGCAGTTGTAGAAGCAACAAATCTTTACTTTACAGATGCAAGGTCAAGAGCATCTTTAAGTTTTACGGCTGGTAGTGGTGCTTATAATAGCACAACAGGGGTAATCACAATACCTACAAATAATAACCAAATCACAAATGGTTCTAATTTTATAACATTAGGTTCTTTAAGTGGAGGCACAGGAATAAGTTACAACAATACAACAGGGGTAATTACTAACTCTGCTCCAGACCAAACTGTTTCTTTAACGGCAGGTGCTGGGATATCAATTAGTGGTACTTATCCTTCGTTTACGATAGCTTCAACGATTACTCAATACACAGATGCACTTGCAAGAGCAGCATTGAGTTTTGTAGCAGGAAGTGGTGCATATAACTCTACAACAGGTGTTATTACGATTCCGACTAATAACAATCAAATAACGAATGGTTCTAACTTTATTACTTTAACAAGTTTAAGTGCAGGAGCAGGTATTAGTTATAATAACACAACAGGTGCTATTAGTTCTACAATCACACAATATACGGATGCTTTAGCAAGAGCAGCTATTAGCTTAACCACAACAGGTACAAGCGGTGCTGCAACTTATAACTCAACAACAGGGGTTTTAAACGTTCCT